CTCGCCGAGGAATATTTGTGGAAGGCGCAAAACGTGTTGGGTCTGGCTGCTCCATCCAGGTTCCATCAAAAATAAGGCCGTCGCCGTCAACGTCACGCCTATTTCTTGGGTCTAAAACCCCTTCTATTCTGGCTAGCGCGGCCCTGCCGCGCCTACCTTTTCCCCCGCTACCGATACCTCTGCCAATTCGGCCAAGCAATGACTTGGTTGCGTTTTCCACCGCCTCGTATGCATCTCCAGTCAGCGGAGATGCAATTACAATTCCATCTTCCGTAACATACGACTCAATTCTGTGGTAATCAAACACTGGGTCGAGAGCCTGCTTTGTTTCAAAGGCGAGTTCTGGCGGACACTGAATCAAGAGGTCAGTCTTTTGCGACTGGTGTTGATTAATGATGTTTTGCAGGGAGCCAACGATTCCAGAAAGTTGCGCAACAACATCATTGGAATCCGTTGCCGACTTTGCGCCGTTAATTGCATCTTCCATTTCTTCTGCAAGTGACTTTTCGCTGTCGAGGTCAAAGAATCCGCTCGCAACTTCGCTCCCATATTTGACTGGCACTATTGGCGCATTTGAAGATGGCTTTTGCTGGACATTTGGGAAATTTGGAATTCTTTCTGGCTTTGGACCAGGCTTTGGCTGGCCAACAACTGGTTGCATAACCATTGCCGCACCGAGTTTTTCTGGCTTTCCGAACATGAACTGTTCGCCGTCAAAGTAATAGCCAAGTCTGAACATTCCTTTGCCAGCCTTGAGGAATACAACTGAACTTTCATTTGCCTTCATGACCTTGACTGGTCCACCAGTTCGCGAAGTCAACTCTCTTTCCAGCGCAGCAATTCTGTCGCTATCTGCTGGTTGTGCAACTCCTTGTGCAAATGGGTCGCTTGGGCCTTTTGGTTTTTCCGCAACTGCAACCATTCCAGTTGGCATACCCATACCCATGTGCATGCCGTGCATTTTCTCTTCGTCACTCTTTACGGAAATAGTTCCAGTTAGTTGGTTGGCACCGTGAAGAACAGGGCTCAACTCGTACAACTCGACCTCTCTCAGGATGTTTGCTTGCTTGGAGTTGTCGTATATTGCGTCGAGTGTCTTGTAGCCAATTGACCACTCTTGTTCTTCTCCAAAAAATGCGACATTTGCAAATGCCTCACGGCCTTTTTCTGAATTAAGATTAAACTGCACTTTTGCGTAAAGTCCACCAATACCAGCCATCTTCATCTTTTGTGGAAGTCTTTGGTCATTCGGTGGGACTTCATAGATTTCAATTACTTTGCCGATTGGGTCATTCCAGTTATGGCCCCAAACAACTCTTGGCTTTCGGCGCATAAGGCTCTTGGCAAACGCCCCAGAAATAACAATGTCACCAACGGAGTCCTTGTTGCCAATACCAGCGACGAAACACTCGACTATTCCTTGCGCCTGGTCAATATTGAATTGTCCAGAGTTGGCTTTAAATTGAATGTCTTGCATCAAAAATCCTTTTTGCCCTAGCCATAATAAACGACAGACAAAGGCACTCGTTGGAAGTATTGCATATCAATTTCTGTAATTGTGCAGCAAATACAGAAACTAATTAGCAAACATCCATGCCCTGCGTGCCTCGTTCGCTGAAATCTCGCCGACAGTCTTTGCAAGCAGATTGGAGAAAATAGCGACGCAACTTGACCTAAACACAATATTTCGTTGATTTTCGTCTTTCACACCAAGGCTTGAGACATAGGCAGAATTGAGTGCGCTGTACGTCAAGTCGTTGATGTTCTTAAATCTCTGCATCTGGGCATCTAACTGCGCGATTACGTCATGTTGATTAAGCGACTTTTCCGAATAATCAACTCCATCAGAGATGATGGTTGACAGGACTGGACGCAAATCTTCGTCAAATTGCCTGTTCCATATGTCTGTGTTGAATATTGTGTCTATCGCAAGGCTGCCATTTGAGAGCGACTTCTTGGCCTTAACTCCGCCCATTTTTTCAAGGGTCACGCGTTGCTGACGCTCGACCGTTCTTTCCAGCGCTCGGCCAAGAATTGCCGACCATCGTTGGAGTGAAACGCTGTCCTCTTTTGTTTCGATAAGTCCAAACGCCTCTGCAGAAAGTTGCTGTGCTGGTGGCATTGCAGTATTTTGCATTCCAGCGTCCATCGGCGCCGCTGCATCTGGCGGCAACTGACCACCAGGCGCGACGCCCTGTGCGGCAAGCGAACCAGCCATTGTGTTGGGGTCGAGCGGACTTGCAACATTGCCCTGCTCATCAACCATCGGTGGTGCGCCTTCTCCTGGCATGCCAGGCACCCCAGGGGGCATGCCAGGTGCGCCAGGTGGCATTCCTGGAACTCCAGGCATTCCAGCCTGTGGCTGCTGTTCCATTTCTTTTTCAGTGTTGGCGATTGGCGTGAGGTTGGGGTTCATCAAAAGAGAATCAGCAAGGTCGCTCTTTACTTTCTTGCGGCTTGTTGCTTCCCTGTATTCGTTTGTGCTGATGAGACCCATCTGAACTTCTTCCATGAAGTAACGAGAGCGCTCCTGTTTGTACAAAATCAAAATTGGAACACTTGATACGTCGAAGTCAACGTAATTAACTTCGTCTAAGTCATCGAAGCCGCGAGCAAGAAGGTCAAGGTGCGGAAGCATTGTTTCATTCCAGAAAACTCGGTGTTCTTCTGCGGCATTACTGAATGTCCTTCCAGATGCATTTCCAATCACTGATTCTGGAACGCCGAACGCGGCAAGAATTTCTTCTTTTTGTATTTGTCGCATTTGGACATACGCAGCATCTCTTGGGTTTGCCGATGTGTCGACATAGTCAACGCCTTCATCTGAAGAAATTACGGTTGTGTGCCCAGCGCGGCCTATATTGCCCCTGAATCTATTGCGCAATTCATCTTTGTCATCGTCGTCTATTTCTCCCTTTACGACGAGAATCCCACCAGGTCGACCATCGTTGATGAGGTAGTTCCTGTTGTACACCTTTGCCAAGTTCTCTATCTCTATGGCGACACCAGCAGATTCCATTGGTGTCAGCGACAGGTATGGGTCAAGTGGGTGTGGTCGCCTAATCCACAAAACATCTTCTGGCTTCATAATTACTTTGTCGCCCGTTGGCATCTGAACTTCATATCCAGAAATAAAAGTCTTGGGGTGTGGTATTGGGGCAGTGAACTGCGGTGGAAGAAGATTCAAGCCAATAAGTCTTCCGTCGCGACCTTTGATTTTTTCTATAAACGCACCACGCGAAGACATCAACAACTGCGATGAAAGCCTGTACCTAAAAATAAATGAATTTTCGCCATCGTTGGATTTTGTGTTGAAAATATCAATCAACGGAGAACGAAGCGCTCTTCTCCCAGTGAGAATCTGTCCATCTCTGGAGTTGTCTTTTCTGAGAATAATTGGAAGTCTTGCCTGATTTCCAGCAATTGCGTCAACGCACCTTTGCACCCAAGTTATTTTTTGGAAGCCTTCGCGGTATGCGCGTTCGATGTCCCACATGTCGTGGTACGGCTTGCCGATGCGGCCTGGGTCGAGGTTTATGGGCGCGCCAGGACCAAGTGCTTTAAATGCCGCATTATTTAGCGACTTGTTTTTAGATGAGTTCCAGGCCATTTTTTAACTACTCAGCACCCAACAGATATCCGAAGACTCCACATGCAACTCCTGCAACGATAAAACCAACGGGGGGCGCTATTAAAAATCCTCCTACCGCACTAAACAGTATAAATGAAACCATTAACACATTTGCGAAAGTACCCCTGTTGGCTGCTCCACGGATAAAAGACAGGACTTTGTTCATGCTCTTCCAAACTAGCGCAAAACTTGGTCTACGATTGGATGGTGGAAAAAGACTGGAATAAAATTCTTGAATACCTAGAACCAAAGCCAGCCCTCTTTTGCCCTGAGGGGCCGTCAATAAATCAAAAGGTTTTCCTAAGAACCTATTCAATAGAGGCATTGTTTGGCGGCGCTGCTGGTGGGGGAAAGAGTTCGGCATTGCTGATGGCTGCCCTCCAGTACGTAGATGTTCCTGGATATTCGGCAATTCTTTTCAGAAGAACATTTGCCGACTTGTCGCTACCTGGTGCCCTGATGGACAGATTCCGTTCATGGGTGACCCTGTATGACGATGTGCACTGGAACAACAACAGTTTTGTTGCTACGTTCCCATCTGGCGCACGCATTTCGTTTGGCTACCTGAACAACACCAACGACTATTTACGTTATAAGGGTTCTGAATTCCAATTTATAGGCATGGACG